TCATCGCAGGCCCTCCCGGTGACACTCGCAACCGCAGCGCGGTGTGACGAGGATGTTCGGGTAGCCCGGGAGCGTGTAGTCGGCGTCGCGCTTGCACCCGTGGTGCATGTCCTCGTAGCCCGGTCGGCGGGCGAGTTCACAGTGTTCGGACAGGGGCCGTGCGGACGCTGTCGCCCTGCCAGCGGTCCCGGTAGCGTGGGCCATGTCGACTCCTCCACAGTCGGCTTTGCCCTCGGGGGCCGTGTGCCGCGGCCGCCGAGGGCTTTCTCTTTGCTCAGCGTACGACAGGTCCGATGGGGTAGGTAGGGGCGATGCGTCCGATGGCCGCGGTGATCTCGCCGTGCGTGGTTGCCGTGCACATCCTGATCAGATGGATTGGGAACCTGAGATCCCCAGGTGGCGGCAGGTGTACGCAGCGATGGAGGAGCGCATCACGGACGGCACCTATCCGCCCGGCGAGCGCCTGCCAGGCGTACTGCAGCTTGCCGCGGAGTGGGGCATCGGCGAGGTGACAGCGCGCAGGGTGCTGAAGGAGCTGCGTGCAGCCAAGCTGGCCTACATGGAGCCGGGCATCGGGACGTTCGTGACGCGGCTGCCGAAGCCGCAGGGCTGACGATGCCCGAGGAACCGCCGGCCGAGGTCGACGCTGTCGAGGCGCCACCGTGGGATCCCGCCCGCAAGCCAGGCCCGCGGATCCGGACGTACGACCGCCTGGCCCGGCCCCGCATGCGAGTCCGCATCGACGGCGTCTGGCGCGACGCTCGGGTGCAGCAGCGTCAGGACTGGCCGGACGGCCGCATTCGGCTGCTGTGCGAGGTGCTGCTGCCGATCGAGGGCGGCTACACGTCGTGGCTCGTGCGCGGGTACTGGTGGGACTCGGCAGCGATGCGGATGATCCGGCCTCGGACATGACGAAAGCGCCCCCGCGCCCGGCCCGTAGGCCAGGAGCGGGGGCGTAGCTGTCGGTCGATCCGGCGATGCGGTGCACGCGCAGCCAGGAGCCTGCGCTAGCGCAGGAGTAGGGCCGCCACACCGGTGGCAGCCCCAGCAACGCCTGTCAGGGCGCCGATCGCGGGGATCGGCCAGCGGCGTGCCTTGGCCGCCTCCAGCTCGGCGCGCAGCGGCTTCAGTTCGTCGTCGCGGATCTTGCGGACCTCCTCCTCCATGTCGCGGCGAAGGTCTCGCATGTCCTGCTCCTGGCGGTTGGACCGCTCCACCAGGACGGCGCACGCCGTCTTGATGTCGCCGACGTCGCGGCCGACGTTGCCTACCTCGCTGCGGAGGTTCGACAGCTCGGTCGTCAACGCCGACTGCTCCGGCGGCGTCACGGGTCAGCCCCGGGCGGAGCGGTTCGGGACCGCCCAGGTGATGCCCCAGGCGGCGAGGACCGCGAGGGCGATGGTGACGCCGTCCCCGGTGTCGAGGACACCGTCCTGGATCGCGGTGACGGCGGCGGCGCTTCCGGCAGCGAGGCCACCGACGATGGACTTGGCGATGCTGGCGATTCTCATGGGCGTGATCTCTCTGTGAGGTGGTCCGTCAGCGGGCAGCTGGCGGGGTCAGGAGGTGGGGGCGGCCGGGCCGGTGATGTCGACGTCGACCTTGACGACGGCGGCGGCGATCGCGGCCTCCACGGCGGCGACCACGGTGTCGGTGTCGACGTTGTGGCCGAGCTTGTCGGCGAGCGTCTTCACCGTGGCCGACAGGCCTGCGACCTGGGTGACGAGGGCGTCGATCTTCGCCTTGCCCTCGCGCAGGTACCAGTAGGCATCGTGCGTTTCCGCGCCGCTGCCGGACGGGTTCTTCTTGCCCTTGTAGGCCCACACGTCGATGGGGTCCATGTCGTCCTCCTCGGAGGTTCCGGAGGCGGCAGCGATGATGGCCGCCCGCTGGTTCTTGATGGGTGTGCCGGGGCAGGCCGTGTGGCCGCCCCAGGCGGAGCCGCCCATGCCGTGCCAGCCGATGCCCCGGTCGGTGGGGGACTCGGCGAGCTGCAGTTTCACGCCGTGCACCGTGTGCATCCACGCGACGATGCGGGCGGTGGCGGCGAGCTGCTTGTCGGTGAGGGCGTCGCCGGACTGGCCCTCGTGTTCGATGGACAGCCAGGTGCGGTTGCCGGAGGACTGGGCCCAGGCGCGGTCGGCGGTGTCGACCCACTGGAAGATCCGGCCGTCCTTGCCGACACCGAAGTGGCTGGACGCCTGGGACTTGGGGTTGCGGAACCAGGAGTCGGTGCCGTCGAGGGTGCCGGCCATGATGTGCAGGACGACGCCGTACACGGCCTCCTGGCCGCCCTTGGTGCAGTTCGGTACGGGCCGCCATGTGGCGCCCGGCATGCGTGCCATGAGCCCTCCCGGGCATGCGAAAGCCCCCGACCAGGCGGCTCGGGGGCGGGACGGAGTGGGTCAGCCGACGCGGGAGTACAGCAGGTAGCTGCTGGCGCGGAAAGTTGTGCCGGCGCCGGAGACGGCTGAGATGGGTCCGAACTGGACGACGGCGAGGCCGGCCGCACCGAACGTCAGGATCCCGGAGTCGTAGGCGGACAGAAACTGGCCGGGGGTCGCGGTGTTGTCCTCGCTGCCGCCCGCCGTCATCGCCGTCGTCGCCGCAGGGCGTCTCATGACGACGGTCTTTGCCGTGGACGCCGACTGGTTGGAGGTGTTGTCTCCGGTCTGCAGACCCATCGTGAAACGGGTGATCGCGGCGTCCGCAGGAATGGTCCAGGACCACTTGAAGTCGGACCCGATCGACGCGCCGTAGCTGATCAGCAGGTTGTAGTAGTACTCGGCGCCGGCGTCACCGGCGAGGACCAGGTTGGTGTCGGCCAAGGCTGTGGTGTTGGCCATGGTCTGGTCGGCGCCCTGCGACACCCGGATCCAGTCGCGGGCTCCGAGGCCGTCAGCGGTGATGCGCTGCCCGGCCAGCCACGTAGGGAACGGCATGGTCACGCTGGCCTCCTACAGGGCGGCGTATGAGGGATGGGTCAGGCGCACGTCCGCGCCCGCGCTCTGGGCCTTGGCGATGCCGTTGATGGAGCGGGTGACGCCCATGGTCTGGGTCCAGCGGGCCCGGAAGTCGTCGAACCTGATGGAGTTCACGGCGGTCTGCAGGCCGACCAGGGTCAAGTTCTGGCCGCTCTGTTCGTAAACCGTCAGGGCCCTGTTGCCGTTGATGAAGCAGCTGATGAACGGCCCCTGGGCGCTGACGCTGATCACGTCGCCCTGCACCGGCGTGAAGCCGGGCGCGGCAACAACGGTGCGGACGACGGAGCCGCCGGCGATGACCTGCAGCTGCAGGGGCTGGCCGAAGGTACAGCCGACGCGGATCCGGTCGGACGCGCTGCTCATGCGGAGCAGCAGGTACACCTCGCCCGTGGTCCACACCGCGGCCGTCACCCGCAAGTCCCTCAGGTCGGAAGCGGCCTGTATCGACGTGATCGAGTTCGCGCTGTTCACCGCGTAGGCGCGGCTGCCGTTGATGCCCCAGACGTTGGTGATCGGCGCCCACGCCTGCCCGGTGTCCGCGCTGCCCATGCTCGAGGTGCTGTTCGCCCGGTTGAAGCCGTCCGACACGTCCGGGGTGTTCGCCACCGAGTGCACGCGCACGACCTCGCCCGCCAGTGTGACGTCCCACGGGAACTCCTGCGGTGTCAGCGCCGGAGAGTCCGCGGCCGCGCGAATGGTGACCTGCTGCGCGTACAGCACGGCCCCCGTCGGCGGCGTGCTGCCCATCGTCGGGTTGACCGTCATCTGACCAGTGGTGGCCGGTGCTGTGACGGTGCCCTCGAACCACGTCCAGCCGCCAGCGGCCAGGCTCACGCTCTGGGCGGTGGCGGTGCTGATGTACGCGCCCGCGCCCGTGAACCAGTTGATGTTCAGATCGACCGATCGGGCCTGCGCGCAGCGGAGCCAGCCCGAGACGCGGTAGACGGTGCCGACCGTGGCCGTCACCGCGCTGGACGCGATGTTGGGGAACGTCGTCACGCCGTCCGGGATGAGCTGCAGGCACTGCTCGGACATCGTGGGGGCCGGGCCCGGCGCGTCGACCAGGTCCAGGGCGCCACCGTTGCCGATCCACCCTGTCGTGCTCCCGAAGGGGCCCGGGTTGGGGTTGAGGACCGGGCCGCCGGCGAACCACTCCCGGACGCCGGCGCGGCTGAGCACCTTGAGCGAGGTGGCGGTGCTGGTCGCCGACGCGACCAGTGCGCTGCCGCTGGTGTCCGCACGCGCCTTCGGGTCGTCGGCTGTGGCCACCTGCCAGGGCGCGCCCGGGGTGCACACGATGGTGAACTCCCAGTTCACCGGCGACAGCTTCTCGGTGATGCCCTGAACGATCAGGTCGGCGACGCCGCCGATCGGCCCCTTGCCTACGGGGATGCCGGTGATCTGCAGCCGGTCGCCGACGTCGAGAGCGGCCACCGTGGCGGCGAGCTCCGGGTACGCCCGCACGTTGATCACGATGTTCGGGTAGCGCGGGTCGGTGGTCGTGCCGAGGTGGACCAGCCAGGCCGCGATCTGCTCGGCCTGGCTGTCCTGGTAGAGGCTGAGCGTCGTCGAGGAGTCGTAGCGGCCGACGGCGTCGACCGACCGCGGCCCCTCGGTCTCCTCGTAGCGGCCGCTGCTCCCGCCCGCGCGGGTGACGGTCATGTCGTTGCGGAGCAGCGAGTCGTCCCGGATCGGCTTGCCGGTGCCGGCCTTCAGCGAGCCGAAGGGGATGACGGCCGGGGTCTGGTTGTACAGCGTGGCGCGGTCGCGGTAGGCGAAGCCGACCCGGTTGCGGGGCTCGATGAGCACGCCGCCGTCGGCGTCCGCGGCCTCCTGCAGCAGCTGCAGGAACGTGCCCTGCCGCTGGTATCCAACGCGGGTCTCCTCGTCGGGGGTGCCGCGCACGCTGAGCGGGATCAGGGATTCGCTGGCCAGGCGCAGCATGCGGGCGCCAGCGCTCTCGCCCGCCCAGGCGTCGATCGCACCGAGGAACGCGTTGGTGCTGGACGTGGGGAAGACGGCGATGTGGCCGAGCGCCATGCCGTCCAGGTCCCCGGAATAGCCGCCCGCGGGGCCGCCCACTCCCGTGATCCTGCCTACGGTGCCGCTGAAAGAGCCGTCCACGAAGCCGACGTCGCCACCGACGTCGATCCAGCTGAGGAGCCAGTTGACGGTGCCGCCGGACTGGGAGGTGAAGAACTGGACGCGGACCCACTGGCCGTACAGGTCCGCACCGGTGACGACGTCCTGGGTGAAGACGGTCGCGCCGTCGTTGTCCCGCCCGAAAATCCGCGTGAGGTCGTTGCGCTGCTGGATGTTCCACTCGGTGACGGTTCCGGTGGTCAGGACTCGCATCCAGGTGCGTAGCGTCGTGGGCGCGGTGTCGAGCTTGTAGACGTACTGCAGCTGCCACCCGGTCACCACGCCGACCGGTGCCGGGGCGGTGCCGCGCATGATCACCGGACGAGCGCCGTTGTTCGACGCGAACACCGGCAGCGGCCCGCTCGCAGGCAGACTGTCCTCCCCGGCCCATTCGACGTTGGTCAGGGTCAGCGGCAGAACACCGGGGATCGGGGAGTAGCCCTGGCTGGCGTCGGCGCCCTCCTCAAGTGGCCAATACGCCTGTGGGTTGAAGGTCGGCACCCTGCGGCGCAGCGTGGACGGCAGGTCCTTCTGGCCGCGGCCGAGGCGCTGCCGAATGCCGGAGGCCTGCAACGGCACGACCACGTCTCTGCCGGACGCGTCCCAGTCGGTTGGCAGGCTGGAGACCTCGCCGGTGATCCGGTAGTCCCGGTTGCTGACCACCGCGGGGCTGTTCAGGGTCCAGGTGCGGCCAGCGCTGTCGGCGAAGCTGGTGGCGCCGGCGGCCAGCGGCCGGAAATCGGGGCTGGCGACGACCGTGCCGCCGATGCCCGACCGTACCTGGGCGCGGGTCACGGTGCCGACGAACGGCAGCCTGGCCGGAGCGGACGTCGGGTCGGTGACGCCGATGGATACTGCGGTGGTGGTGGACTGAATGCTCGTTACGCCGGCGCCCGTGGAGGCGAGCATGAGCTGCCAGGGGCCGTCGAGGCTGTCGGCCTGGTAGAACGCGACGTCGAATCCGGACGCGCCGTTGTTGACGTCCACGGTGACGCGCAGGGCGCGGCCGCCGTAGTGGGACACGTTGCATGTGCCGCTGTGGGTTGCGCCTCCCGAGTCGACCCAGTTCATGAGGAACTGCCCGTTGAACAGGCGCAGCAGCCAGGACCTGGTGGGGTCGGTCGTGCCCCACTTGCCGAGCAGCGTCTGGTTGTCGCCGCTGGCTCCGGTCGGGTCAATGTCCAGCTCCACGCGCACGTCGATGTCGCCGGTGATGTTCAGCGCCGTGGCGTGCGGGGTGGACACCGATCCGGTGCGGGACTCGGGCAGCACGAGGTAGCTGGACTCGCCCGGCACGGACACGCGGATGGGCACGTTCTGGTCGATCTGCCCGTAGTACGGCCCGTTCGGGTTGTCGGGGCTGTAGTCGCCGTGCCGGTTGTTGAGCTTCAGCGAGCCGCGCACGGGGTCGGGCTGCGCGGTCGGGTTGGAGCGGCCACGCGTGATGGTGACGTCCTGTGAGGTCCGCACGTCGTTGGCGGGGATCCACGCCCCGCCGATCTGCAGCTCGGTGAGCAGGTCCAGGGGGAAGGCGACCACGGTGGCTCCCTTCGTCAGGAGGCGGGGGCGAGGACGGTGACGGGGTCGCCGCCGCGGACGCTGACCGCGTCGCGGACCAGCTGCAGGATCGCGTCGGCCGCGGCGCTGCCGTCGGACCGCAGCTCGAGGACCATCGGCCCGTTGTTGGCGGCGGCCGCGGCCCGGCCGACGCCGGCGCGGACGTTGCCAGGGATGGAGGTGGTGATGTCCTGCAGCTGGCTCTCCAGGGCGGGGACCTGGTTGCCGACGCCGGACATGAGGCCGGTCATCAGGGCCTCGCCGGAGGGCTCGAGGAGCCGCAGGTCGACGTCCATGGGCCCCTTCCAGTCGGGGATCATGTTCGTGATCGAGGAGAACCGCTGCTGCAGGCTGCCGATCATGCCGGTGACGCCGTTGATAAGGCCGCGGATGATGTTCGCTCCGGCGTTGTACAGCAGCGATCCGAGGTTGCCGACGGCGCCGCGGATCCGCTCGGGGAGGCCGCGGACCATGGACAGGAAGCTGTCGATCTTGGCCCGGGCCGCGTTGTAGAGGCCGGTGAAGTAGCCGCCGACCATGCCCGGCAGGCGGCCCAGCCAGGCGAGGGTGGCGAGGACCACGTTCACGCCGTCCTCGACCTTGTCCTCAACCCAGCCGATGGCGTCGCCGATGGCGCCGGTGATGGTGTCCCAGTGCTTGATCAACAAGCCCGGTCCGGTCCAGTTCATGAACAGGTCAGTCAGCCACTGGAAGCCCTGCTTCAGCTTCTCCCACAGCCAGTTCCAGGCGGTGGTGACCCCGTCGACCATCATGTGCCACAGGTCCTGGAACCAGCTCGTCTTGGTCGCGATCATGACGATCGCCGCGACCAGGGCGACGATGCCAAGGATGATCCACGTCACCGGGGATGCCAGTAGCGCGCTGTTGATCGCCCACTGCGCGATGGCCCAGATACCAAGCGCCACCGCCAGGGCGAGGACCACCGGGGTGACGGCTGAGATCAACTCGGGGTTGTCCTTCAGGAAGCCCGAGACGGCCTCCAGGGCGGGGGCCAGGGTCTCGCCGAGGGTCGTCGACACCGTGCGCATGATGGACTCCCATGCCTGCGCCGGGGAGCCCTGCATGTTGTCGGTTACCTTCTTCGCGGCGCCGGCCGCGTCGTCCATGCCGGACGTGGCGGCCGCCGAGGACGCGTCGATCTCCAGCAGGCTGTTACCCATGTCCTCACCGGGACCGCCGAAAAGCGCCGCCTGCAGGCCGGTGCGCTTCGTCTGGTCCTCCACGCCGCGCAGCGCGTCGGTGACCTGGTCGAACGCCTTCGTGCCCTGGCCCGTGTTCACCAATTTCTGAATGTGGCCGACGTCCAGGCCGAGGCTCTTCAGGGGCCCCTCAACGGCCTTGGTGTCGGCCAGGCGCAGGCTGAACTCCTTCAGGGCGTCGCCGAGCTTGTCGATCTCGAACGCCGGGTTCTTCGCGGCTTCGGTGAGCAGCCCGAACATCTGTGGGCCGTCGAACCCCAGCTGGTCGAAGAACTCGCTGTACTCCTTGACGACGGCGGGCAGTTCCTCGCGGAACGCCGGCGGCAGCTTCTGCGCCGACGCGGTGAGGAGGTCGAACGCTTCCTCGCCGTCCTTGGCCAAGCCCGCCTTGATGAGCTGGCCGGCCGCCTGTGTGGACTCGGCGACGTCGAACTCGAAGGTATCGGACAGGGCCTGGGCGTCCTTCGTGAGCTGGGCCAGCTCGTCCGAGCCGAGGTTCGCGAAGCCTCCCAGGTTCTGCGAGACGGCGCCGAGGGTCTCGCTGATGGTGCCGACCGAGTCCCCGAAGCCCGACGCGAAGACGTCGCCGGCGATGTCGCCCGCGCGCGCTGCCTGCTCATCTGTCAGGTCCAGCTGGTTCTGCAGTTTGTTCGTGGCCTCGGTGATGTCCATCGCGGACTGCAGGCCTGCCACGAACAGGCCGCCTACGAGGGCGCCCGCGCCCGCGGCGGCGATGCCCGACAGGCTCCCCTCGACCTGGTCGGCGGCCTGCTGAGTCTCAGCGGTCAGCCCGTCGGCGTCGACGCCGAGGCGCACCAGGAGCTCGTCCAGAATCGACATGCTGCACTCCCTCCGTGGTGTGGTCGGTGCCGCCCAGCTGGGCGTTGATGCCGCGGACCGCGGCGAGCATTTCCTGCCAGTCCATCCGTCGGCCGCGGTCCCACTTGGGCAGGAAGTCCGCGGGGCGGGAGCGGCGGCCGCGCTTGCCGCGGTTGGTGTTCGCGATCACGGACGCGAGGATGGACATCAGCAGGTCGTCCCGCGCGCCGCCGAGCGGGCCGGTGATCTGTTCGTAGGCCATCCACTCGGTGATCTCGGCCGAGCTCATGCCGGCGAGCATGTCCGCGACGCTGCGGGCGTGGAGGTGACCGGCTAGGCGGAGATAGAACTGTCGCTCTGGCCGGTCTCGGAGTTTCCCGCCGCAGCCTCCAGCTCCTCCTTGCCGAGGCCGGATAGCCGCTGTGCGATCTTGCCGAGCCGCTCGAGGACGGCGCCGTTCTTCTTGCCGAGCTCCTTCACCTCGCGGTCGGTGAACAGCCGCTGGAAGTCCTCGCCGACCAGGCATCGCGACAGCAGCCGCGCCAGCTGGTCCTGCAAGTTGACCTTCTGCGGCTTGCCGCCGGCACCGAGGACCACCATGGATTCCTGGTAGGCGTTGCGGTCGGTGCCGGACATGCCGAGGATGCGGACCTCCCCGCCCCACTCCGGCACGTCCACGTCCTCGTACCGCCGGTCGTCCGCGGCGATGATGTCCGTCTTGCTGAGAAATGCCATGGCTGCGTGGTCCTCGTGGGTCAGTCGATGGTGGGCTTGCCGCTGACCTTGTACGTCAGCGTCGCGGTGAGCTTGTCGTCGTAGGGGGCATCCGGCTCGAAGCCGGTCATGATCCCCGCGAACGTCCAGGTCGTGCCCTCGGGGAACTCGATCTGGTAGTTCCGGGGCTCGGTGTCGTCCAGGTCGTCCACAAGCACGTCGTGGTTCGCGGGGTCGTAGTTGACGTCGACGCTCACCTCGCCGCCGTCCTTCAGGCCGCCGATGAACTCCATGTACTGGTTCGGCGACTGGTGGCTGGTGACGTCCAGGGTTTCGCGGGACAGGCCCGGGCCGGAGATGCCGGTCGGGTCGGCGACCGCGGTGAAGACCTCCGGAACCGCGCCGTCGCCGCGCTTGAAGAGAGTGCCGAAGCCGTCCTTGCCGGCCATGTGTGCCTCCTGCGCGTATGAGGAAGCCCCCGGGCCTGCGGCTCGGGGGCGGAAGAGATGGGGTCAGCTGGGCTGTTCAGTCCGGGTACGGAACCGCACCGGCACGTGTCGGATGTCGCCCGGCGGGGCCGGGTCGGTCAGCGTCTGCGAGAACTCGAACAGCGTGGACACGTGGTGCAGGCCGGGCACCTGCAGCGGCTGGTGGTCGAACAGGCCGACCACGATTGCCAGGAGCTCCAGCGCCTGGCCGTAACCCTCGTACTGCGACCAGATGTCCAGGGTGTGCGTGGTCGACCGGCCCAGCCCGCTGTGCCGGTTGTCGGGCGTCTCGGTCATGTCCCCGAGGTGGATGTACGGGTACGGCGCCCGCTCCGGGACGAAGTCGTACAGGCCCACGCCGCGGTCCTGCAGCTCGGTGCTCTCCTGGAGACGCTCGAGGAACGCGCGCTGCACCAGGACCATGGCGGTCACTGCGAACGGTGCGGTCATGTGTTCAGCACCCGCCTCACCTCTTCCGTCAGCCTCGCCTTGTAGCGGGTGCGTTCCTTCTCCAGCGCGGGGCCGAGGGAGGGCTGCGCGGGGAAGCGGTGGGTGCCGTGCTCGGCGAAGCGGGCGTAGTAGCTGCTGTCGTCGAACCAGCCGACCTTGGCGACCAGGCCGGCCTCCTCGTAGGCGATGTCGACGGTCTCTTGCAGGTGCCCCTTGTTGCGGCGCACCGTGCGGGCGGTCTCGTCCCGGACGGCCTCGGCCGACTCTTTGACGGCCTTGGCGAGGGCCTCGAGGATCTGCGGTCCCAGCTCGTCCAGCCGGTGCCGCAGTCGGGCGATGCCGTCGATGCGGACGCTGACGCGGCCGACTGACCGGGCCATGGCTACCTCCCTCGGGAGCTGCGCTCGATCGCCTGCAGCTGGCCGCAGATCGCCAGCAGAGACCACGCGATGGAGCCGGGCCAGTTCCCTGCCTCGGCCATCCGCTGCGCGTTCTCCCGGGCCTCTGTGGGGCCGATGGGGCGCTGCGGTGTCTCGCCCTTCTGGTCGTCCACGGTCAGGTCTCCAGCTCGATCGCGGCGACGGTCACGGTGGTGACGCCGCTGTAGGTGATGGCGGCGCGGCCGCTGGTGCCGGCCAGGTCGCGCAGCAGGGGCAGCAGCCCGGACTTCCCGGCGGCGAGGACCAGCTGCGGGTCGGCGACGGCCAGGCCGCGGACCTCGCCGGGCGTCACCGCGGTCACGGTGACGCTGCCGCCCCCGCCGTTCTTCACGTACAGGAACCGGTTCGGCCCGACGGGTGCGGTGTCGCCTCCGCCGGCGGCCGCCACGGCGACGTCGTCGAGGACCAGGCCGCCGTCGAGCGGCGCCCGGTGCAGGTTCAGAGCGGCCACGGTGGGCCCCCTCTCAGGACGGTGCGGGCTCGATCAGCACGCACTGGACTTTCAGGTAGGCGGGGCTGGACGGCCCGGCCGTGGACACCACGCGGTAGGTCTCGCCGCTGCCGCGCAGCTGGTCGCCGCGCTCCACGTCGGAGCCGGGCAGCATGTAGACGTCGTGGGTGTGCTCGGATCCGCCCTGCTGCGCGAGCATCCGTTCCGCGGTGCCGGGTTGGTCGACCTTGGCCGGCACCGTGCCGCGCAGGGCGTGCGTGGTGCGGCGGCCGCCGAGGCCGTCAGGCTCGGCGACCGGCCGCCACACCTCGAGCGTGCGGTTGAGCATGTGCGCGATGGAGCCGCTCACTTCGAGGTCCTGGACCTGTACGCCGCGAGCGTGCGGCGGTCCCTCTCCGACAGCTCCATGCCGATCTGTTCGGCGGACCAGGTCCGCGACAGGTCGCCGAGCGACTCCGACGTCACCAGCAGCGGGTTGTTCCACACCGCCGACGCCAGCCGCAGTTCGATCCGGCTGACGCCCCGGGGGACGACGGCGAACCCTGCGGTGACGATGGCCTCCACGGCCTGGTCGCCGCAGGGCCAGCACGTGCCCTTGCGGGTGAGGACGCCGGATGCGGACCAGGTGTAGTCCGTGCCGTGCACCAGCTCGGTGTCGTCCTCGGTCAGGGCCACCCGCGTCACGGCGGTGACCGGCCACCGGGGCAGGACCAGTTTCTCCCCGCCGGTGGCGTCCAGCAGCAGGGTGTCGGTGGACTGCTCCAGCGACTGGCCGGTCTCCTCCTCGATGACGCCCGCGGCAAGGTCCAGCAACAGGTTGGCCTTGGCCTCCTGGTCGTCGGTCCACTCCGGGACGCCGACCAGGATCCGCAGCTGCTCCGTGGTGGAGTACGTCATCCGGCCCCGCCGTTGCTGTCGCCCCCGCCGTCCCCGCCGTCGCCGGTGCCGGGGTCGGGTTCGGCGCGGCGTGCCAGTTCGGCTTCGATGGCCGCGAGGACGTCGCTCTTGCGGACGGCCGAGCCGAGGTCGATGCGCGCGTCGGCGGCGTAGGCCTGCAGCTCGGCGAGCGTCATCTTGTCCAGCGGCTTGTCCGCCGGCGGCGTCTCGGCCGGGCCCGCGGGGCCGGTGGCGGACGCTGCGGCGTCGTCGGCCTCGGTGCCGGAGATGGCGAAGCCGCCCTCCAGCAGCTCGGCAGCCCGGGCGACCGACACCTGCTCGGGCACCCGGTAGGTCTTCCCGGCCTCCAGCACCCCTTCGGGGCTGGCGGACAGCGTCTTCATGGTGATGGAACCCACGGGGCGCTCCCTTACCGCTTGACGCGGCCGTGGCCGCGGACGATGGAGGCGCCGTAGACCGCGCCGGTGGTGGCACCGGCCACGGTCACCGCGACGCGCAGGTAGCGGCGGACACCGTGGTACCCGACCTTGTAGACCTGGGCCGCGGTGCCGCCGCTGGAGACGACGGGCTCCGCGCCGGACAGGAACTGGTCGGCCACCGCCGTGAAGTTGGTGTTGTCGTCCGAGTCCTGCAGCTCGAACGTGTGGGTGCCGTCGGTCCAGGCGCCGGCCTGGATGTGCGCGATCGCGGCGTCGTAGTTCGACAGGTCCACACCGGTGCCGTTCGCCGACGCGGTGCGGGCCTGCGGCGCCAGCGTGGGCAGCGGCGCCAGGTGCGTGTAAAGGTCACGCCTCATGGGTTTCCCCTCTCAAGGGTGGTGGACGGGGGCGGGGGGTCAGGCGGTCTTGAGCCGGACGAACGGCTCCTCGAGGACCGGCATGCCGTCGGACTCCATGCGGCCGATGAACCCCACCTGGTTGCTCTCGGCGTACAGCTCGACCAGGCGCTGGACCTCGAACGCGAGCGCGTCGACGATCCAGTAGTAGGAGAAGTCGCCGAGCATCCCCACGTACTGGCCCGTGGTGAAGGTGTTCGGCACGAACTCCGAGGTGATGAACGGGACGTCCAGGATCGTGTCGGGCCGGTCGGACGCCAGGCCCGCCTGCCACACGTAGACGTCGTTGCCGTCCTTGAGCTTGCGGATCTCGCGGACGGAGTCACGGTGGAACAGCCACCGGGCGCGGTTCCAGTACTGGCCCTTGAGCATGTACTTGGCGTTGATCAGGCCGTCGCCGGTGAAGCCGGTCGCCAGCCCGGTGGAGATGTCGCGGCTGGCGGAGATGCCGTTGGCGGAGGCGACGAACAGGCCGAGCGGCTTCTTGTTGCCGTCGCCGGTCATGTACGCCTTCTCCTGCGTGACGGCGAACTTGTAGCCCATGCGGTCGCGGACCAGCTGCTCGGGGTTGATGGCCGCGATGCGCAGCAGCTTGCGGGAGATCTTGACGCGCTTGGCCAGCGGGTTCGGCGTGAGCTCTCGGTTGCCCAGGCGCAGGTTGTCGTCCTGGGATCCGGTGCCGACCTCGCTCGTCCACTCGGCGTCCTGCAGGTCGGTCTCCAGCGTCGGCACGCCGAGCGACTCGGCGCGGGTCAGCTGGGTCACAGTGGCCAGCGGCCGCAGCGGCACGGCCTCGTCCACGTTCTGCAGGAGCTGCATGACGAACTCCTTGGGCGTGACCAGGAAGCCGCCTTCCGGGTCGTGGCCGGCGTTCAGCGCGCGGGCCTGGTCCGCGGTCAGCGCGTTGCGGCCACCGAGCAGGTAGGCGCGGAACGCACGCATCTGCGCCTCGTCGTTCGCGCTGCGGCCGCGGCCGCCCTCGGGGTCGTCGTCGATGTGCGCGGCGTCGTCGTCCTGCAGACGCTCGGCGCGCTCGATCGTCTTGTCGAGCTTGTCGCGCTCGTCGAGCAGCCGGTCGAACTCCTGCTCTTCCTCGGCGCTCATGGACCGGCCGGCCTCGTTGGCCGTGTCCATGATGGCCTTGGCGTCCACGCCGAGCTTGGTGCGCTTGGCCTTCAGCTCACGAATCTTCATGATCGTTTCCGTCCCCTTCGGTGCGGGTGTAGTGGTGTGCCCCAACGCGGGGGCGGGTGGTTCAGCCGGGCAGGCCGGCGAGCCGCAGCAGGCGGGCCGTGTCCGGGCCGGGCGTGGTGCGGGCGTCGTCGTCCTCGTCGCCGGTTCCGCCGGCAGCGTCGAGCAGCTGCTGCAGCGCGGTGACCGCGTTCTGGACGATCTCCTTGTTCTTCTTCGAGAGCACGGCACCGGCGCGGCCGGCTCCCTCGAGGGCGGCCAGCTTGGCCATCACGGCCCCAGCGAACGCGTCGGCGTCCGGCCGGTCGCCGACCAGGCTCCGCACGAGCGCCAGTTGCTCCTCGCGGCCGGACTCCACGACGGCGTTGGGGTCCATCGGCAGCGGTACCGCGGACACCTCGAAGAGCTCCCAACGCTCGGGCACGCCGTCGTCGCCGATGTTCCAGACGTCGAAGCCGATGGAGAACGCGTTGAGGAAGCCGTCGCGGTACTTCCGCTCTACGGTGCGGGCGAAGTCGTCGCCCTGGTCGAAGACGACGTCCATCATCAGCCGGTCGTCGTCGACCCAGGTCTTGTCGGACCGGCCGATGGGCAGGCCGTCCCGCCCCCAGTAGGAGTGTCCGTAGCCGACGACGGGGTTGGCCTGGAACCGCTCGAGGTCGCCGGACGCCATGGTGAGGTTGAGGCCGTCGCCCTTCATGCCGGCGGTGGCGGCGACGATCCGCAGCGGTTTGCTGGCGGCCTCCTCGGCATCGTCGCCCTCGGCCCGCAGCACGAAGCCGCGCAGATACCTGGTGGTCATCTCTGTCGGTCCCTTCCGGGGTGTCGGATCTGGCGATCCCGCGGCGAGCCGGAGGCCTGCCGGCCAGCGGTCTCATCGGGTACGAAGCGCGCCGTGCGCAGCGGCTTCGGGCTCGGGCACGGGCCGGTCGTGTGACACCAGGCGCCGTTCGGCCGGGACTCGGCCGGGCCCTGGCAGTTCGAGCAGCGCCCGGGCATGAGCGGTTCGTCGTTCATACGACCGGCACCACCTGGCAGCGGCATCCGGCGTGCACGGGCGGGTGGAACGTGTCCCTCTTGGCGACCAGCTCTTGGCCGTCCTCGTCGCCGTCGACCTGGTCGCCCTTGGCCACGAACGGGTCGCTGATGTCCTTCACGGCGCCGTCCAGCTTCTTGCAGTACGGGCAGTGCTCCGAGCCGACAGTGACCCACTTGACCTGCCGGACGCCGGCCTCCTTCCATGCCTCGCGCGCGGCGGCGTTGGACATCTGGTTGGACTCCCAGCGGGCGGTTTGCTCCGGCCGCTCAGTGGTCCACTTCAGCAGCCGCTCGGTGATCGCCGTGGCGGCGTCCTGCTGGCTCGCTGAGTTGTTCGCGAGCTTGGACAGCTGGCCCAGTGCGGAGGCCTTGCGGTAGGCGGTGTGGGCCGCCACGTAGGCCTGCACCCACGTGGTCAGGTCGACGCCGTCCGGGTGGCCGACTTCCTCGGCCGCGTCCTCGGCGATGTCCGCCGCGAACTGGGTGAACAGCGGCAGCCACCACGCGGTCATCTGCGCCAGGATCGACCCGTTGTAGAGCTCGCCGATCTCGGCGACGAACGTGGAGATCGACCGGCCGGCGCGGTCGGTGAGGTACCGGTCGACCAGGTCGCCGACTTCGCGCTGCTCGAGCTCGGCCACCTTCCGGTCGACGTCGGCGATCAGCGGCGCGTACTGCTCGCCGATCCGGCCGCGCAGGAGGGCGCCGCGGCCGCGCATCATGCGCGCGCGCCGGGCGGCCGCGCGCGCGTCGTCGTCCTGCGCTGGGGGCAGGGCCGGGGCTCCGGCCGGGACCATGTTGAGCGGGACCAGGTAGGCGTCGCCGCCCTCGACCGGGTTCTGGTTCTCCATCTCCCGTACGTCGTTCGCGGACAGCCAGCCCCAGTTCCGGCCGATCGCGTACGCCGCGTACCGAGCGGCGGTGTCGCCGCGCAGCAGCGCGTCGACCAGGTGCTCGGCGAAGTACCGCTCCCGCTCCTCGGGCAGCAGCAGCTGCGTGAAGATCGCCTGTTCCCAGCGCACCAGCCAGATGTTGAGCGCCGAGCTGACGTAGTCGAGCTGCTGCTGCTCGATGTTGGAGAACGTCGACCTCTCCAGGTCGCCGATCTTGTGGGGCGGCAGGCGCAGCCAGCGGGCCATCTCGGTGACCTGCAGCTTGCGCGTCTCGAGGAACTGGGCGCTGTCGTTGGGCATGCCGACCTGCTGCCAGGTGACGCCCTCTTCCAGGATCGCCACGCGGTGCGAGCGGTCGATGCCGCGGTGGATGTCCTCCCAGTCATCCGCCATGCGGCGCCGCGCCTCGGGCGAGAGGTTGCCCTGGACGGTGAGCGCACCGCCGGGTGCCGACCCGTTGCTGAACACCTTGCCGCCGTGGTGCTCGGTGGCCAGGCCCAGCCCGATGGAGTTGGCGGCGAGCTCCACGATCGGGTAGCCGCGAACGCCGTCGAAACCATGCCCGGCGATGTGCAGGACCTGCTCGGCCGGCAGCACCGCGTGGATGCCGTTGACGTCGTCGTCGTAGAGGTACCAGCGCTGCAGCTTCCCTGCGCCGCTCCGCTTGATCCGGATCCGCAGCCGGTCTGGGCGCAGCGGCCAGATTTCCTCGATCACCCCGGTCCGCTCGTTGGTGACCAGCTGGGCGACGCCGTTGCCCCACGTCATGGCGTGGCCTTCGAGCGTCTCGCGCAGCTGGACCGAGGACATCATCGGGTTGGGCTGGTCGTGCAGCAGCCGGTACAGCGGGTGGCTGGTGGCGCGGCGCTTGCCGCGGGCCAGCCGCTCGTACAGGAACAGCGGCAGGCCGCCGAGGTCCTCGGAGATGACGCGCACGCCGGCGAAGAACGGCGAGTAGTGCAGCGCGGTCTCCTCGGTGACCCACACCCCGGAGCTGTTCTGGGTGCCGCCGTTGACCCAGTCGACCACCCACTTCTCCGGGGTGGCCACACCGGACAGCGGCCCGGACGATGCGCGGGCGGCCGGCCGTCGTACCGCGGATCGGACGATGCCCATCAGGCGTCACCGGCCTTTCCCTCGTTCTCGGTGTCCTCGGCCGGGGGCTCCTCGGAGCGTTCGGCGCCGAGCGCGCCGGCGACGCCGAGGGCGAGCAGCAGCAGCCCGGCCGAGGCGATGCCCAGCCACGGGGCGAGCAGGCCGAGGCCGCAGGCGAGCAGGGCGATCCCCAGGGCGCAGGTGACGTCCCAGCGGTCCACGGTTCACCTCCAGGGGTCATCCCGAGGCCAGGCCGCGGGACTCGTAGATGGACGGGGCGGGCATGCCGCGCAAGGCGCCGTCGACGGCGAACAGCAGCGAGGGCATGCCGTCGATGCGCTTGCCGGTCTTGTCCCGGTCGGGCTTGACCGGCCGCATACGGTCCGGGTCGTCGCGCGGGCGCTTGCACTCGAGGTTGTCCGCCATCCACCGGGCGACCGGGTTGGCGAAGTGCGCGAGCTCGCCCGACTTCAGCCGGCGCATAAGCTCGGCCATGGGCGGCGTCATCCGCAGGTAGGTGGTGTCGGACTCGACCATCTTCAGCCGGGTGCGCTTGACGATCTCCTGGCGGACGGGTTCGCCGCACCACTTGTCGTAGGTGACGTCGACGATCCGGAATGCGTTGTGGTCGGCCTCGATGTCGTCGTAGATCCGGTCGTAGTCGATGGTGTCGCCCTCGGTCTCGGTGACCCATCCATCCCGCACCCACTCCTCGAACGCGCCGTGCGTGTGCTCGGACAGCACCGGCGTGATGGCCTCCGGCACCCAGAACCGCCACAGCGCGGACCCGTCCGGGAACAGCAGGGAGAACGCCGTCAGGTCCAACTTGGACGACAGGTCCAGGCCGCCCCAGCAGCGCAGTCCCTCGAGCTCGTCGCGCACCCAGTCGGGCGTCGGCGCGACCGCGCCCGCGCACGCGTCCCACAGATCCATGGAGATCCACCGGGACACCTGGCTGACGCGCTGGTTGAGCCGGAACTGCCGGAAGGCGTTCTCCGCCTTGACGTCGGTGCGGGCCTCCTCGGCCTCCTCGCGCAGCGACTGGACCGACAGGAAGGTGCCCAGCGCGGGGTTCGGCCAGGCCCAGTTCCGTTCGTCCCACGGGTCCAGCGACACCGGCAGGTCCGCCCGCTTCGGGAACAGCCGCTGCAGCCGTTCCAGCTCCTCAGGGTTGCGCGGCATCTTTCGCACGTACGCGAAGTGGTGCGGCGAGCGAGCCGGGTCCTCCATGACCCGGTCGGCCTCGTCGATGAAGTCGGCGCCGAAGCTGACCTGGTCCTTGGTCTCGGTGGTGATGGCCAGCATGAGCGGCTGCGTCCGCGCGCCGGCGCCGGTACGCATCGCCTGCCACAGCTGGTCGTCCGGCTGTGACAGGACCTCGTCCAGGATGAAGCAGTGCGGGCTGTGGCCGAGCTCGTTGTCGGCGTCCGCGGGGATGACCTCGTAGTGGCTGCCCTTGGACTCGTCGACCAGGCGCCGCGCGTTCTTCACGTGCTTCAGGCGATGCCGCAGCACCGGCGATCGCGCGACCATCTTCGTCGCGGGCTCGAACACCTTGAAGGCCTGGCGGGTGTTGGCGGCCGCGCCGTAGACCTCGGCGGAGTCCTCGCCGTCCCCGCACAGCATGTACAGCGCGATCCCCGACAACAGGGCGCTCTTGCCGTTCTTGCGGGCCAGCACGATCGTGGCCCGGGTGTAGCGGCGGACGTACCGGCCCCACTGCGCGGACCAGTGCACCTCGCCGAAGAGCGGCCGGATGATCTCGTGTTCTTGCCACGGGGCCAGCTCGAAGCGGTGGTTGGCCAGGGCGCCGGCCGGGTGCACCAGCAGCTCGGCGAAGAACTTGACCACCCGGTCGGCGCGCGGCTCGCAGTAGTGCGCGCCCGACCTGGTACAGGTCTTGCCGTCCAGGGTGTATCCGCACACCCCGCCGCGGCGCGACCGCGGCCGCCACCGCTTGTGGTGGTCGACGCGGACCGCGCGCGTACGCTTGGCCGGCCGCGCGGCCGCGCGCTTGCGACTGGTGGGCCTGGTCGTCGTCCCCGCCGCCATGGCGCACCTCCCCGCGGGTCAGGACAGCAGCCGCTCCGGCCCGGCCCCGGGGTCCCTGCTGCCGATGGACAGACCGCCCCGGTCCGATGGCGTCAGCCCGAAGCGGGCGCCGTAGCGCTGCACCTGGGCGTCGGCCTCGCGCAGCACGAGCGTCCACGGGTTCTTGCCGATCCGGTGGCCGACCATGTCGCCGTTCTTGTTGAAAACCGGCATCTCGATCACCTCGCCCTCCTCGCTCAGGGCGTCGGCGGCGCGGCGCCGGCGGACCACGGCGTCGCACCAGCAGGCGTAGGCCTCCACGTCCCACGCGGTCAGCACGCCCTTGGCAACTAGGTCGTCCGCGAGCCGGTCCCAGACGGCGACGGCCTCCTCGGTCAGCCACTCCGGCGGGTCGACGCCGAGCTCGCCGGGCTGCGGCTCCTCGGTGTTGATCCGGTCCTTGCGGTCGCCGTGCAGCACCCGCAGTGCGGTCGGCTTGCCGGCGGGTCCACGAGCCCCCATGATCACCTCCGATGGTCACTCACCGTTACGGCGGTCGCCCTGGTACGGCGGTTGTCGTTACCTGTCAGCGCGAGAGGGGCCTCCCCCCCGCGTTCCGACCTCCCCCGGGGCCAGCGATCGCCGGCCCCCTCCCCCCTCGGTCAGTACGGAGGGTCATCACGATCACCGCTCGCAGCCCAGCCACCTGGCTGGTGTCGCGCGGTCTCCTTGCTGTGGCACGGGCGGCACAGCCCGCGCCCGTAGCTCGGGTGGCTGTCGTCCAGGCCGGCCGCGATGAGCTCGCGCTTGGACCTCGGCCAGTGGTCAGCGTGCGCACTGGGCGCACCGCAGGGCGTGCCGTGTCCGTGCTCGGTCTCGGTGCACACGCACTGTGGGTCACGGGCAAGGACACGTGCGGCGAACCGCTCGCGGTGCTCGGCGTCGTAGCCCTGCGCTCGTGCGGACGGGCGAGGTCGACGTGATCGGCCGAGGCATGCACCGCACTTGGCCGACCCCTTCACGGGCGTGCCTGAGCAGCCTGATGTGGTGCATGGGCGTGGCGCTCGCGTGGGCATTCGTCAGCGCACCAGGTAGTAGAGCAGGTCAGCTGCCCAGTCCAGCAACAGCGCGATGCCGCTGACCCAGAACACCACTCCATAGGCGATGGCGCGCCATCGCGGCATGGTGACTTGCTGGTTGATCCAGCGGCGCATGGCGTCCTCCTGGGCATGGCACGGCCCGGCCTCGCTGTGTGCGTGGGCCGGGCCGGGGTGTGTGGGTTCAGCGCTGGGTGAGGTCCATGTCGTCCAGCGTCCAGGTGTCGTTGTCCTTGGTGGACACGGTGCAGACGTAGTTGCTGCGGACCTTGGCACCGAAGCTGTTCTCACTGTCGACGACGCCGGCGACCTTGTACTGCCACGGCTTGGTGTCGTGGAGTGTGGTGGTCGTGGCGTAGTCGGCATCCCAGACGCCGGGGAAGTCCGCGGTGGCGGGCGCCTTCAGTTGCCGCTTGACGAAGGACTCGCACATGACGGCGGCGCTCTCCTTGGAGGGCTTCCCGTCTCCGGAGGAACAGGCCGCCAGGGCCGTTGCGGCGAGAGCGGCGAGCAGCGTTGTGGTGATGTGTCTGCGCATGCCGGGATACTGCCGGTGCGTCCTCTGCCTGGTAGGGGTAGTGACGGTTCCGTGGCGAGGCTGTGACGTGGCGTCAGCGTTCAGTGGGGAGCAGTCGGAGGGCGTGCGCGCGGGTGCGCTTCTCGGCGCGGGCGACGTCCACGGGGCTGTACATGCGGCGGCGGCGCTGGTCGAGGCCGGCGGGCTGCAGGTGGCCGCGGGTGACCCAGTTGCTGATGGCTGAGAGGCCGACGGTGGCGGCGCGGCCGCCGCTGGCGATCTGGCGCGCGGTGTTGGCGTGTTCGGCCGCCTGGGTGCCTGTGAGGAGCGTCTCGGACACGGTCACCTCCGTACATGACGAAGCCCCCGGGTCGGGAGCTCCGGGGGCTGCTGCTGTGTCTGGGCACAGCTGTAGTGCTGGCACCAGGTTCACATTCGCGGGCGATCTTGTCCAGCGGGGTCGGTAGATCGGTCTGGGTGCGAGCGGCCGGCGTCGGGCGCGGCTGTGGTCTGCAGGGCTGTTTTCGGGGCCTGTTCGAGGGTGCGGAGGAGTGCCCGAAACTCGAAACTGTGCAGGTGGGGGCCGATATCGGGGGCGAAACCGGTTTCGGATCATGGTGAAACCGCGGGCATGATCCGAAACCGGTGTGCGGGGTCCTACTCGCTGTCCTCGGCGGTCGGGAGGTCGGTGTAGCGGATGCCCTTGGCGCCGCCGCAGCATTCGCGGATGGTGAGCTGCCGGGTGGTCACCTTGAAGGGCTTGAGGGCGGTGCTGAGGGCGGTGGAGGATCCGGCGGCGTCCATCTCCAGCCAGGGCTTGTAGAGGTCGGCCCGGTACGTGGCGAGGGCCTCGACCAGGCGGTGGGAGTGCACGGACTCGGTGCCGTCGGGCCAGATCGCACGGACGTGGTCGACGATCGTCTCCACGTCGTGCTCCTCGACCTGGGCGCCTACGGACTCGCCGGACAGGGTGCCGGCGGCCGTGCGGAGCGCCAGGGCGCGCTGGGCGATGTCCTCGGCCTCGGTCTGCTTGATGTGGGCGGCGCGGACGGTGATGCCCTCGCGGCCGCGGGCGAGGATGCCGGTGCCCTGTTCGTCCACGGAGATGTCGGTGGCGCGCAGGCCGCGGTCGTACGCGCCGGTGCCGAGCACGTTGTTGTTGGCGCGCCAGTCCATGACGGCGAGGCAGAGGCGGGTGCCGACGCTGCTGGACACCGAGGTGGGCAGGGACGGGGCGTCGGGGTTCTGGGTGAGCAGGATCAGGATGAGGCCGTAGGCGCGGCCCTTCTTGATCAGGCGGGTGGCCAGGGCCGCGGCCTCTTCCTTGTACTCGGGGTGGGTGAACAGCTCCTGGACCTCGTCGATGACGATGACGCGCGGGCCGAGCTGCTGGTCGGGGTACTTCTCGGCGAGCGCTCGGGTGACCTTGCGGCCCTCGGGGACCTCGGAGGCGGGCAGGGACCGGACGAACTCGGCGCGCCGCTTGTACTCGGCGATGCCGGAGCGCATGCCGTTGAGCGCGGCTTCGAGCTCGGGGTCGTCGTCGCCGGACACGTAGCGGTGGCAGAGCGGCTTGATCGCGTCGAGGTCGCCGGAGCCCTTGAGCTCGTAGATCCACAGTTCGGCGGTGGGATCGAGGGCCACGCCGAGAACGATGGCGAGGGCGCAGGACGTCTTGCCGGAGCCGGGGATGCCTCCGACCAGCAGGTTGGAGTACATGAGGGTGATCTGCACGAGGTTGCCGCGCGGGTCGAAGCCGAACGGCAGGGGCTGGTAGACGTCGGCCTGGCCGTGCTTCATGAGCGGCCAGATCTTGCGGCCTGCCTTGGCGGGGTCCTGCTGGGCGACCCACAGGACCAGGCGGCCGGGGTGCGCGGTGCGGTCGCCCTCGGGCCAGACGGTGCTGATGGGGCGGCGCATGGCGGCGGCAAGGGCGGCGCGCTTCTCCAGGACGGCGGTGGCCTCGATGCCCGGGGGCAGGTCGACCTCGGCGCGCCAGCCCGGCCCGTCGCGCTGCACCTCGGCGGCGAAGGAGACGCCGCCGCGGCCGCGCTTGCCCTCGATACCGATCGCGGCCAGGGCCTCGAACACCTCGGTGCTGTCGAGGGGCCGCATGTGGCGTACGGACACGTAGCGGGTGATGAGCGGCTTGTCGCCGGGGCGGCCGGCGGTCCCGAGTGCGGCGAGGCCCGCGAGTGCGGCCATGGCGGTGTAGCCGGGCACGAGGAACGCCGAGACGGTGCTGATCAGGGTGGTGGCGGCGCCGATGCACAGGGAGAGGATGCGGCGCGGGCGGACGCGGCGGGACTTCTCGCGCGACAGCTGCAGCCAGGCCTCAATGTCGGCGGTGGTGGCGGCCTTGGCCTCCACGGGGCGGGCCTCGGCGTCCACGACCCACCGGAACCACTTCACGGTCAGCCGCCAGGCGCCCCGCGGGGAGCGGCCGACCAGGCGCACCAGGTAGACCGGCACGCGGACGGCGTGGAAGGCGCTGACGTGCGCGAGGTAGCCGGCGGTGTACCGGGCCGCGGTGACGAACTCGGCCGGTACGCGCAGCCACTTCGGCAGGACCGGCGGGGCTTCCTGCAGGTAGGCGCGGCGCTCGGCGATCCAGGTCCCGTCGGGCACCGGCGTGGGCGGGTCGACGGGGCGGGGCACTTCGACGGCCTCTACGAACTCGCGGCCGCCGTCGGCGGTGTCCTTGAGCAGGCGAACGGTGGTGTCGGTCATGCTGGTCATCTCCGGTACTCGTGAGGGTGCTGGAGGCCCGGGGCGGCCGGTGGTTGCCATGCCGAGTACGGCCGCCCCGGGGCGTGGTCAGTCGAGGAGGTCGTCTTCGGTGAGGCCGCCGGGGCACCGGTAGGTGGTGGCGCCTGAGCCGGTGACGATCACGGTGTCTGCTCCGCCGTCGGCCTTGACGGTGGTCACGAAGCCGTCGTTGTCGCTGCTGCTGCTGCTGCTGCTGCTGGTGGGGTCGCTCATCGCTTGCCGCCTCGAATGTCGGTCCAGATGGCGCGCAGGACGAGGACGCAGATGGTCAGCGCCACGGCGGAGATGGCTACGGCGACGGCGGACACGGCGACCGCCATCAGGAAGATGGACGCGCCGACGCCGATGCCGATCCACTTCGCGGCCTGCCCGGACTGCCGCGGTGCCGGCGCCTGGTGGTGGCAACCCACCTGCTGCTGCGCCTGGGCGGCGGTGATGGCGGCGAGCATGATGGCGAACTGCTCGCCCTGCCGGGCGGCGTCGACGGCGTCCTGTGACGCCTTGCTGAGGTCGCTCACGGCTGACCACCTCCGTCGACGATCTCGCGGCGCAGGTCGGTCGCCTCGCGGCGGGACAGGCCGAGGTCGGCCTGCAGGCGCTGGATGGTCACCGGGCGGCCGGTCGACCTGACCGCTTCCCGGTTGATCTTCCGGGCTTCGCGGCGCAGGTCAGCAGGGGTGACGGTGACCGTCTGGGTGACCACCTCGCGGGGGCTCTCGGCGGGCACTGCGGTGGTCATCTTGGCGGCGATCAGGCGGCCACGGTCGTTGTCCCACTCGTACAGGGGCGGGGGCACCTCGGTGACCGGCGGGATGACCACCGGTACCGGGTCGGCCGGGGGGAGCTCGGGTTGCAGCTCGGGCCGGGCGACGATCGACAGCAGGTGGGCACTGGCCGGGACGACCGGCGGGATCAGCTTGGGCGCGTCCTCGGCGGGCGCCGCGGTCACCTCGGCCACGACCTCGGCGGCGTCCTCGAAGTGCTCGGTCAGGGTGGTGGTCACCTCTGCGAGCTCCGGTGCCAGCGGCAGCGCCGGGGCGGCGACACCGTACATGTCGAGGAGGGCGGTGTCGGCTCCGTCGCGGAGCCGCTCGCGCTGGACCTCGACCAGCTGCGCGCCGAGCTCCGCATCGCCCACGCCCACGCGCCGGGCGAGGCGCCATGCCTTGCGCTCCGATCGCTTCCGGGCCCACTCGCTGGGGTGGTTGACCGCACGGGCCCGGTGGTACGCCAGCTGCTGCACGGTCTCGGCGTTCCGGCGCTGCGCCTCGGCGTCCACACCGGTCCGGTGCACCACGATGCGGCGCGCCAGGAAGGAGATGCCCTCCGCCGACGCGGTCATCGCCAACGGCGTCAAGCCGTAGACCACGGCCTCCCGCACGGTCGGGGCGATCGTGATGCCCATGACGGCGGCCGCGGTCGGCAGCAGCCACAGGGCAGCACGGACCACGCGGGGCGCGGACTGGCCCAGCATCGTCACACCGATCATCACGAGCGCCGCGACGAGGGTGGCGCCCTCGCCGGCCGCGACGACCCCGATGGCGGTCTGCGAGCGGTGCAGTACGGATGTGGCGTTGGCGTAGGTACCGATCGCGCCGGCCACGCCGACGGCGGCCATGGGCAGGGCGGCCAGGATCAGGACGGCGGCCTGCCCGCGGGTGAGCCTGTTCATCGGGTGAACCTCCGGGCACGAGCGGCGAGGCGGGGGAAGGCGAGAAGCCCGGCGATGAACGCCCAGACGGTGGCCTGGCCGGCGGCGGCGACCAGGAGGGCGCCGAGCCCAGCCAATACCGCGAGGCACACGGACGGGGCGAGCAGAACGAGCAGGGCCAGCACGGCGCCGACCACGGCGGCCCTCACCGCGGGGCCTGCTCGTTGTGGTGCAGCACGTAGGTGACGGGCGCCTGCGCGGTCCACTGGCGCAGCTGCTCGGCGGCGTCCTTCGGGGTCAGGCGCAGGTCGTCATCGCGGAGCACGCTGGCGAGGACGATGCGGGCGAAGGTGCCGCGAGTCTCGGCCAGGTGGTTGCGGGCGGCCGCGTCCCGGATGGTCGCGGCCAGCGGCAGGTCCATGGCGTCGTGCACGGCCTGCAGCAGGTCGCGGATATCGGTGGGCAGCCCGTTCGTGGGGCTGCCTTCGGGCATGGCAAGATCGGCCATAGCCGACTCCTCCTGGTTGCGTCAGGTAGGTGTCCGGTCAGGCCCCGGCCCGGGAGTGGAGTCCCAGGTTCGGGGCCGTTTCAGTTATCTATTGCGCGTGCTTCTTGATGGCCTTGTCGACAGCGTTCCAGCTGCGGCCCAACTCCTTGGCCACTGCGTAGACGCTGCCGAGCTCGGCCACTCCCTCGAGGAGGGCGGCCGCGCGGCGTTTGGCGGCGGCTGAGACCTGGGCTTCGAGCTGGTGGAGCAGCTCTTCCTCGGCCTGCACCCGATCGCGCCAGGGCGTCGTGTCCATCACTCATCACCGTACCCAACCCCGGGTGCCAGTGCAACCCCGGGTTGGGTATCCGTCGTGTCGTCCCCGCCCGGGGCCTGCGCAGTCCCGTACGTCCCGTACGACCGGTAGGTGGTCGCGTCCGCGGCGCCGAGCGGCGTCCGGCCGACGTCGGCGGCGGCTTCGGTGTCCAGCATCTCCCGGGCGTAGGAGTCCGCATGGACGCGATCGGCCGCGTAGGCCCGCTGGTACGTCAGGTACTGATCGCGCGTCATCATGCGAGGACAGTTCTGGCAGCGGATGAACCAGCGTCCGTCGACCTCGAGCAACGTCCGCTCCTCGCAGGCCGGACACGGCGCTAGCTTCCAGCGCCGACGGGGGATCGTGCCGGTGATGTCCCGGGCCCGGTCGACCAGGTCGCCGAGCTCCTCGTGCATCGCGGCCACGTACGGCTGGCCGGCGATGTACGGCACGTACGCCTGCAGCCACCGGGCCCAGGCGCCGGCGGTCGCCGGTCCGCGCGTGCGCGCCGTGCAGGCCCCGACCACCAGGGCGTCGGTCCCGACCCGTAGGACCTGGCCATTCGCTGTCCGGCCGACTGCGGGATAACTCGCAGCCACGGCAGATGCCCAGGCGGCCAGCCAGGTGCCGATCGGGAGGCCGCCGGTCTGGTCGCCGTCCAGGTTCCGGGTCACGGTGGCGTTGCCTGGCCCGAGGATGTCGAGCACATCGACGCGTCCGGGCATCGGAGCGTGAGCGCGCCCAACGCCGCCGCGGACCGCGGGGCCGCGGTCGTTCTCCCTGCAGCCGGCCAGCAGGCGCAGCTGCAGCTCGGTCTCGTGGAGCATGCCGCGCAGTTCGTCGGCGCAGGCGCGGCAGGCCTGCAGGCCGCCCTCGGACTTGTCGAGGGCGGCCAGGCAGACGGTGCAGGTGCTCAAGGGCGGGGCTCCGGGTTCGGGCTCGGTGACGGGGTGGGCGTTCTGGCGTCCTGGTAGGCGTCGTGGCCGGCGAGTGCGACCAGGACAGCGACCAGAGCGACCGACAGCAGCGCGGTGGCGGCCGCGGCGATGAGCGCGGCCAGGCGTCTGTAGGCACCGGACGCCTCTCGGTTCACGGGGTGATCTCGATCTGGGAGAGGGGCGTGCCCGCGTCCATCTGCTGGTGCAGCTCGCGCAGGCGGGAGACGGCGTTGCTGTCCCGGCGGTTCAGGGCGCGGCGGGTCGGGATGGTGAGCCCGTTCCAGCAGCGGGAACAGACGTAGCGGCCGGGGCCCTTGGGCTGGCCACAGCGGCACGGGGTGGTGGGCATGGTGGTCCTCCGGTGGTGGGTGTCGAGGGCGGCGACGATGGCGAAGAGTGCGCGGCTCACGGGCGCTTCCGCCGGCGGCGTTGCTCGGCGTTCCAGCACTTCGGGTCGATGACCTCGCCCTGGTCCAGGTGCTGGCGGTACGCCTCGGGGGTGCCGCAGACCGGGCCGGTCGGAGCCGCCGGGGTCGTGGTGGCGCCGACCGGCGGCAGGGCCTTTACGCGAGGGCGCGTCGGAGGGGGCAGCGGGCGGTCGGCGAACGGGCTGACGATGACCGAGGCCGCGGCCGCCTGGGGCCGGTCGATCCGCGCGGGCTGGATCGCTGACCACGCGGCGTCCAGCTCGGTCTCGGCGACGACGTGCGCCACGCGGCACGGCTCACAGGGCTCCTCGCCCTTCTCCACGTGGAGGAGGTAGCCGCGGCGGGTGCCGCGCTCGGGGTGCGGGTCCCGGTACGCGAGGCGCACCTGCTCGGGCTCCGGCTCCTCGAGGACCTCAGGCTCCAGATCGACGTCGGCGGCCTGGGCCTCCTCGATGAGCCGCTGCAGCGCTGCCCGGGTCATGCGACAGCCGCCGTACGTTCCAGGCGGAGCAGGCCGTGCTGGTAGGCGAGGGCGAGGGCGTGGGCCTGGGAGTGGGCGCCGATGACGTCGAACAGCCTCCGCATGTGGGCGCCGACGGTGGCCTCGGTGATGTCGAGTCGGCGTGCGAGCTGACGTCGGGTGAGACCGTCCGCGATCCCCTGCAGGGCGTCTTGCTGGCGCCGGGACAGGTGTAGCTGGGGCCGCGGCTCGGGGGCGAGGCCAGCCAGCCAACCGCGCTCGTAGGCGAGACGAACCATGGCGGCTCGGGTCGCCACTGCGTGCCTGCGCCGCATCTGGTCGGCGTATGTGCGGACCGTGGTGGCTGCGACGCCGAGCTGCTCGGCGATCTCGGGGTAGCTGCGGCCGCGGGCGATGCCCGCAAGGACTCGCATCTCAGCCCTGGTGATGGTGCGGGTCGGGGGACGGGGCATCAGCTGGCCTTCCGGTTCGGGTGGGGCAGGGCGTACAGGTGGCGGACGGCGGGGCGCGCCGGCGGGGGAGAGGTCAGGGCCCTGGTGGAGCCGAAGATTTCTTTGCTCGCGGCCTGCAGCGCCGCGAGGTGCGCGGCGGCGTCCTCCGGGCTGACCGGTGGCCGCGGGGTTCGCGGCCGCGCCTCGGGCGGCGGTGCGGGAGCGGACGGCGGACGCGGACCGCCGAACGTGCCGTCCGGGATGGCCTCTTGCTCCAGACGCCGGAGCTGTTCGGGAGTCACGCGTACCACCCGGGCCGCTGCCAGCCGCGCCGCTGGGTCGCCGGCGTCCGGCGCGGCGGCGTCCCGCTGCGCCGGGGCGTCTGCCGGGGCGCCTTGCAGGTGGCGTGGTGGGTCATGAACAGCGTCTCGGCGGCCTCCGGGCGGGGCCGCTCCCGGTTGAGCTGGCGGGAGCGGAGGCGGCCGGCCTCGTCCCGGTACACGGCGGTCTGGCCCTCGGCGTTGGGCTCCAGGTCGACCGGCCGCAGAGCGTTGTTCGGCACGGTGCGGGTCCACAGGATTCGGGCGCCGCAGCTGCAGGTGTCCTGCTCGCCGGGCATCGGCGTGATCATCGGGTCTCCGGTCGGTCAGGTGCCGGCACGTCAAGCTCAAACAGGCCGGTCTGCTGCAGGAGCGGCCGGTTGGACCAGATCGCTTCGGTGCCGGCGGGCCCCGTGTGGCCGCGACGGTTCGTAGTAGGGCGCTGCACGGTCATCTCGGCTCGCCACCAGTCCGCGTAGAGCTCCTGGTACAGGTCGCTGGGGTAGCCGGACAGCAGCACGGTGGCGCTGCAGGCGTGGAGTACCTCAGCGAGGGCGCGGTGGTCGGCCTCTGTGTTGGTGTCGTGCGCGTAGTCGCCCTGGCGGTGTGCGCGAAGCCCGGTGCGTGTGGCGTCCAGGTAGGGCGGGTCGCAGTAGACGACAGCGTTCGGTGCGTCGTAGGCAGCGATAACGTCGGCGGCCAGCCGGTTTTCAATCACGACGCGGCGCAGACGTTCCGCCGCGGCGTGCAACTGGTCGACCAGATCGGCGACGGTCGTCGCCTGCGAGGAGCCGCGGCGCGCGCCGTTGGACCAAGAGGCACGCTTACTGGCTGCTGCACCGCATGCGTTGAACGACTGCGTCGTGCGGACAAAGAACCGTCGCGCCCGCTCGACCTCGTCGATGTCGGGTGAGGCCTCGAGGTCGGACGAGCGGTATTCCTCGCGGCTGTACGGGGTGAGGGCCAGGGCGCGCACAAGGTCGGTCTCACGGTCGCGCAGCACGCGGAAGAACGTCACGACGTTGCCGTCGAGGTCATTCAGGACCTCGTGCGTTGCTGCCCTCGGGCGGGCGAAGAGAACCGCGGCGGAACCAGCGAACGGCTCCAGGTAGAGGCGGTGCTGCGGCATCAGGCTGGCGATCCACGGGGCCAGCCGTGCCTTGGCGCCGTAGTACGGGAACGGGGGGCGCATCGCTGGGTCCTCTCAGGCCGCGGGTGCGGCGGTAGGTCGGCACGGGCGGCACATGCCGCCGGGGATCGGACGGGGGGACGGCGCGCCACAGCCGGCGCACTCGTGCCAGACCGGCGCGGGCGGTGGCGGCAGGTCGGCGGCCGCCGGCACCTGGTGCTGCGCGCGGTCGGCGTCGTACAGGTCGGCGCAGACCTGGCATGCCTGGCCGGTGTGCCAGATCACGCCGGACTCGCAGCCGGACAAGCCGCAGTCGCGGTGGCGGCCGCGGCGGACCATGCCTGCGCCGAGCAGCCAGCGGCCGACGTCCAGTAGCTGCTGGGTGTTCGTGGCGTACCGGTGCTGCAGGCGGTCGTGGAGGCGGCGCGGGTCGGTGCCGGCGTCGAGCTGGCGGCCGATCTCGCGGGCGACCTCGCGCAGGACGTACGGCCGGATCCCGGGCAGCAGGTGGTGCACGGGGGCCAGGACGTCCCAGACGCGGGGCGACAGCTGCAGGCCGGGGCCCGTGTAGCCGGAGGCCGGGGGAGTGGCTGAGGGGGCGTCTGGGGTCTCCGCCCGTAGGGCGCGACCACCCGGGCCCATGACGGCCCGCGGTTTTCCACAGGCGTTGTCCACAGCGTCCCTACGGTCACCTCGCCTACGGCGGATGCCACGGCGGCGCTGCGGGACGGGTCGGTCAGTAAAGCGGTCTTCCCTAGACGCGAGGGATCCGTCTTGATCGTCCGGACCGGATCCGTCACCAGTGTCCGGACTCACGTCGGCGGGGATGGGGTGCAGCGGGCTGCGGTGGACCGTGAACTGGTGGCGGCCCTGGTGCCCTTCACGGCGGGCGAGGGTGACCCAGCCGGACGCGGCGACCTCGTCCAGCAGCCGACGGGCGGTGCGCTCGTCGACGGGCTGTCCGGCGCGCTGCCCGGTCTGGTGCACGAGCATGTCGGCGAGGTCCGCGGCCGCGAGCGGCATCCGGCGGGCCTCGGCGTACGTGAGGATCGCCAGGACGCGCAGCTGCCGCGGCGTCAGCGCTTCTGCAGCGCGGACCGGCAGCCACACGTAGTCCTCGCCGTCCTCGAGGGCGCGCACCGTGCGCAGCGCGGACTGGCCGCGGCCGCCGGGCAGAGTGCGGCGGGTCGTGAGGACCTCCACGACCTGGTCGACGTCGTCGGCGCGGGCGAGCTGGCGCAGGCCGCGCTCAACGGACGACTTAGACATGCCGAGGTACTGGGCCAGCGTCTCTACGCGGGCCGTGCAGCCCTCGGCCCGCTGCGCGAGCGCGGCGACCTTCACGTAGGCGCTCAGGGCCACATCGGCGTACTGAGCCCCTACGACAAGGCGCCACGGCACCAGGACCCGCTGTCCACCGCGCGGGCGCGCGCCGGCGGCCGCGGACGCGGCTCGGCGTGCTGCTGCGGGGCTGGACAACGGGACTCCTGGTGTCGCGGGGTGGGCGGGTGTTCAGGTGCCGGGCGGTCGGCCGTACAGCGCGATGTAGACGGCCTCGGCGAGCTGCGGGACGGTGGCCGTCCAGCGGACGTCCGAGGCGCGGCCGCGCATCTCGATGACGGCCTGGCGGAGCTCGATGCCGACGACCGGGCGCCGGAGTTGGGGGTTCCGGAGGGCCGCGGCGATGGCGTCGAACTGCGGGTCGCCGGGGGCGGTCACCGGCGGAGCAGCCGCTGCAGTGCCCGGCGCAGGCGCCCGGGCGGGCGGGACTGCTGCCGCGGGTCGTGGCAGCCGCACGGCTCGTGCCCCTGGTTCCACTCGTCGCCGTCCGGGATCCGGCCGGTGCCGAGGCAGTCGGGGCAGTCCGGGTTCGGCGCGGCCGTGAGGGAGCGCTGCGGCCGGGGCGCACGGTCGGCCGGGTGGCATCCCCAGCAGACCAGCGAGCCGTCCGGAAGCACCGAGTGGTTCCGGGTCCGCTGCTCAGCCGCGCAGACCTCGAGGACGGTCACCGGCCCGTACTGGTCGAAGAAGTAGCTCACGACTGCACCGGGCCCTGGCGGTCGGCCGGCAGGGTCAGGGTGATCGGCCGCGGCTCCCGCTCGGACTGCTTGTGCGCCAGCGGCGGCCGCGAGATCCAGCCGCCGGCCTCCAGCTCCCGCAGGGCCGCGCCCGCCCGGCTGTGGAAGATTCCCAGCGCCTTGCACAGGTACCTGGTGCTCGGGGTCTGCTCGCCGGGTGTGCCGTCCGGCCGGGCGTAGCCGGTCAGCTTGTGGCCGATCAGGCGGGCGACGCTGCTGACGCTGCTGCGGCGCAGCTCGGACTCCCACCGGTCGGTCATCGACGCGCGGTCGTGGGCGGGCTGCCGGGGTGCGGGGATCAGGGGAGCAGGGCGGCCGCCGGGGAAGGCGTCACGCGGGGTCGGGATGAGAGGCATCGGGTTCTCCTCCGGTGGGTGGGGTGGCGCCGGGGCAGTACTTGGCGTGGAAGGCGTCGAGGTTCCGGCAGAAGCGGGTGACCTCGTCGACGCCGGCGGTGCCGTAGGACCAGCCGTGGCGGCAGGTGAAATCGACGGTCGGCTTCCGGATCCAGTAGCCGCGGGTGCTCTGGTGGCCGAGGTCGACGTGCAGGCCGTACAGGCCGGCCTCGGCCAGCCAGGTCATGCGGCGGGGGTGTAGGTGCGGCAGGTCCAGCAGTGCCGCGAGCCGTCCGGGTGTACGGCGCAGGACACGCGGCCCTTGCAGTTCGCGCACCAGACGATGTCGACGGCGTCGACCGGCTCGCCGAGCGCCGCGGCGATGTGCGCGATGTCCTCCGGCCGGACGGCCGTGCTGGGCGCATCCTCGCCCCGGTGGTTCTCGCGGCGGTCGGCGATCAGGCCGACCCCGAGGCCGGCCACCGTCAGGACGCACGCGACCGTGATGACCTGGTCAGCCCACGTCATGGCCGGTCACCACCTCGGCGGCCCCCGCCTGCACGTGGAGGGTGATCCCGCCAGGGACGCTGCCGCTGGTGACCTTCCCTTCCTCGTCGAACTGGCCCAGGCCGACGCCGACCAGCTGCACCGTGACTCCGGCCCACGTGCCGACAGCAGCCAGGTCCCGACCGGCGGCTCCGCACCGACCGATCACGGCCGCGGCGTACCGCTCCAGCCACTGCGGCCACTCCTCGGCGCGCACATGCAGCTTGACGTGCAACACGTCCGCGAACGGCGCGACGGCCTGCACGACTTCGGGCAGCTGCAGCAACTGCTCGCCGAGTGCGGCCGCCGGCGACGTCACGACCTCGGCGTACCGGCGAGCGGTGGCGTAGTACGCGGTGCCGTCCAGGCCGCCGGTGACCTCCAGGTCGACGTCGCCGGTGGTGTCGACGGGCGTCTCGGAGACCGCGGCGCCCATCTTCTCGGCGAACGCCTGCAGGTCCTCGGGCGAGGTGAAGTGCAAGTGGGCGCCGAAGCGCTGGTCCGCGCGCTCTATGGTCCCGACGGAGTGCGGGGCCTGCGGGGCCAGCTCCAGCAGGTGCTGGGCCAGTTCCAGTGCCCTGTGGAGGGCTGCTCTGCGGGTAGGCTCGTCCATGACAGCCTGCCTCTCCTCAAGAGTGGTTGAGTGGGTGGCGGTTAGGGGTCGCTTCCGGACCGGCATCCGGGGCGGCCCCGTTTGCGTTCGTCAGGCGATGGCGCGCTGCGCGAGGTGGTCCGCTTCGGTCCGGGCCTGCAGCCAGGCCTGTACGTCGTCGCGGTGGTAGAGGACGGCGCGACCGACCTTCGTGCCCTTCGGCCCGGTGCCGCGGTGGCGCATCCCGCGCACGGTGGCGACGCTCTTACGGAGCAGCGCGGCTACCTCCGGGGTCTTCAGGTAGGGGGACTCGGTCACCGTCGGGATCGGGCTCATCGGGCGACTTCCTTTCGATCTCTTCGACCTCGCATTCGAGGGCGGCGGCGATACGGACCAGCACTGCGGGTTGCGGGGCGCGCTCCCCGCGCTCGATCCGGGACAGATGTGAGGGAGAGACCTGAGCGACTGCCGCGAACTGGCGGAGGCCGTGGCCTGCCAGCTCGCGTCGCCGTCGGATTCTCGGGCCGTTGGCTTGCATGGCCCGACGATACACATCGATACACAACGAAGCAACGTATCGAAACACTTCGACACCACACGAGTGGCTGACCAGGGAAAACGACTGAATCTCGCCTTCGCTCGTCAATGGGTTAGCCGTACTCTGTTGCCTGTTGTTGTCAGTCGTTGACTGGCACGGACACGAAGGGGCGCTTCGTGGAACTGAGCAGGGATCCCGAGGCATGGGCACGGCTGGGCCGCGCCCTACGAGAAGCGAGAGAGCGGCAAGGTCTCTCTCAACAGCGGCTTGCGGAGGCGGCAGGGGTATCGGCGATGGCGCTACAGAGCGCCGAAAAGGGCAAGGTCCCAAAGAGGCGGATGCCGTTCACGCTGCAGCCGATCGCTGCCGCCTTGGGCTGGCCAGCGGGCAGCGTCGAATCGGTGCTCAACGGAGGCGAGCCGCCGGGTGGTTGGACGGACAGGCCGGCGGCGGTAGACGACGAGCAGGTTGCAGCGATCCTGACGGGCGCCCTGGTGCGCTCGCTGGACACGGCGACGGCGGCAGAGATCCGCGAGGCAACGCGCCTCGCTGTGGACGAACTGCGACGTCATGGCGTGCTTCCGTCATCCATTCGTGCAACACAAAACTAAAATGAACAGAAACGCTTAGCAACGAGTCGTAACGCATGTAGCCTCAAACGCCCCGGGACTGATCGTTCCGGATGCGAGCAGGGGGGTTACCTGTGATCGACCAACCGGAAGCAGCAGAGATCACCGTTCTCATGGCTGACCTGAAGTCGACGGGCGTGGCTGCGGTTACCGCCGACATGGCCGGCAAGCCCGTGGCCGTCGTCAATCAGATGGCGAGGACGGATCCCGTGGTCCGCGTGCAAGCCGAACAGGCTCTCGCGGCCGCGGGGATCTCTGCGGAGAGAATCCGCGAGGCACTCGATGGGATACGTAGCTGATCGCTGGCACAAGTCACGACCGAAGCTGGGCGAGCCTGAGTGTGGGGAGCACAAGGGCAAGGTCGCTTCGAGCGCACACGGCAAGGGAAAACGCTGGCAGGCCCGCTACGACGGGCCGGACGGCAGAGAACGTACGGCGCTCTTCCGCACTGTGGTCGAAGCGGAGCGCGAGATCCTCAAGCAGGAGGGGGCGAAGCTCACCGGGTCTTGGATCGATCCGGACCGCGGGAAGCTGACGATCGAGCACATCGCGTTCGACATCTGGCTACCGTCCACCAGCACCATCGAGCGGACCCGCCGCGAGTACCGCGGCGTGATGAACCGCTATCTGATTCCCGAGTGGGGGACTCGGGAAGTCAGGTCGATCCGGCCCAGCGAGGCCGGCGCCTGGCAGGGGCTGCTGACCACCAAGTACGAGTTGACCGGGTCGACGCCTAACCGCGTCGCTCGGCTCGTACGGTCGGTGTTCCACTTGGCAGTCCTCGACCGCATGATCCCCGTGTCGCCGTTCACCGGGGTTAAGGCGCCCACGCTGGTGGAGACACAGGTCGACCCGCCGGACATTGCCGAGGTCCTCCAGCTCATCGATCATGCGTACAACGACCGTTGGCGCGCGATGCTCGAGCTGACTGCGCTGACAGGCTTGCGTTCCGGTGAGATCCGCGGCCTGCGCCTGGACCAGGTCGACTTCCTGCGCCGCGAGCTGCGCGTGCACGAGCAGCTGGTGTACGAGCCGGGCGAGGGTCTGAAGTTCGACCGGCTGAAGACATCTTCCGGGCGCCGGACGGTCCCGCTCACCCAGCAGGCGGTGGACGTCCTCGCGGCCTACGCCGCGCAGCACCGTCCGCCGGCGGACGGTGCGTGGGCCGGGCTGTTCTTCACCATGCCGGGCGGCCAGCCCATCGGTGAGTCCACTCTCGACTGGGCGATCAAGAACATCTGCACGAAGGCCGGCGCCCGGGCGCGGCACTGGCATGAGCTCCGGCACCACTACGCCTCGGTGCTCATTGGGGGCGGTGAGAACCCGAAGGTGGTCCAGAAGCGCCTGGGGCACAAGGACGTCCTGACGACGCTCCGGGTGTACAGCCACCTCTGGGCAGAGGCTGAGGAGCAGACGCGCACGGTCTTGGACGACGCCTGGGCGACGGCGCGCGGCGCCGCTGCGGCACCGGCGCAAGCGGTCGCTGCGGGGGAATCTCCGGCGCCGACCGGAACGCTGCCGGAATCCGGGACGTCTGCAGGGCCTCTGACCCTGGTCAAGACGTGA